CCGTTTTCCCATTCGTCATCTAAAACGGGCAACTGGGTTGTACGCATCGCAACATAAGCTGCTGTTTCCGGGTCTGATGATGGTAGCACGCGAAGCCAGTTTCGTCCGTCACTGATCGTGTAAAAGGGAGCCCGTCGTCCATCGGTTTGATAAAATGTTTTATTCGTTTCCTTCTGTTTCTGCTCCTCTTTCTGAATAGTCTCAAAACTTGATGCTTTAAATCTACTTCTGTCAAATGCCATAACTTTACGTTTTAAACTGTTTAATTAATCTTTTTACCTAACTCTGATAATTTACTTAAAAATTCGTCCTTCAATAAATGATATTTATTTAACAATGAACTTAAATCACTGGCCGTATCAAATGATACCCTCTCAACCGCGAGGGATATCGCCCTTTCCAAGGTAACACCGTATGCTAAATCTTTCGAATATGATTCCTTGATTTTCTCTCCGCTTCTTATTTCGAACACATCATATCTACCAAGAGTACCCGGGCAGGGTTTGATCTCAATATTCTCAATTATTAATGAATCCATACTACAATCCTTTCTTGATTAAAAATGTGTTTACTTTTGCTTCAACTAGTTCGGATAAAAATTCCTCCGGTGATACGGGTCGAACTATCGAGCTTAACTTCTTACTTTTGTCATTAATCGCCCAGAACCAAGAATCCAAAATATTCAACATCCGCTGGTTCTCAATCATATCATCCTTTAATGTTTGAAATTCGGCGTCAGTATAGATGGCCTCATCCACGGATTTCTCCGTTAATTTGATATAATCATCGCCGAATTTAAACTTTCCTTGATTTTTATTCGCTTCGATACGAATATCCTTGCGAAAATTCGCTTCGTAAATATCACATTTCAATTTGCTCCTATTATATAGTGCCTCCGCCTCCGCTTTCCAGATTCCCACCTTGTTCAACAAGGCTGAAACCGTCACTATCTCACCATACAAATTTCCATGATCGATCCTACATAATGTGTCAATATCTATCTCATCTTCCGAATCTTCTGATATCAGCACAACAGGCCTATTTCCTATATGAACAACAGTATTCATCTCATCTTATTTTCGTAATTTAAAGATACCGATTTAAAAATCAAATCACAACAATCAAAAATAACCGTTACGTTAACACCAACACTTCCGTATTTTCATTCGCGTAAATTGCCATTTGTTGGTTCCTCTCATCCCAGTTTGTTCGGCCGTTCATGAACAGAATTGTATCCTTGCAATTTTTCAAAATATTTTCGAACGATTCATATTCATTGGACCAGAAAACAACTGTTCGAAATTGGTAATTCTGTTCAAGCGTAATGATCGCGTAATCCCCCTTTCTTCCAGTTTTTATCGCGATTTCATATACATAACCCGCGGCCGTTAAATTATAACTTTTCGTTTCCAAGGGATCGTCCGCTATTTCCGAAAAATCTTTAAAAGGATACTCCGAATTACCAATCATCTCCTTGAAATAATCCAAGTATAATTTTGAGTAATTGAAAAACGCCAAACCACACAGTTTCTTCTGCCTCAAATTATGCCACCACTCTAGCTTCACCTTATCGGGATTCAACTCAAATACATCTTTTTCCTTATCGATTTTCACCTTATTAACAGTTCTGTATCGTTTTATAAGTTTTATCCTGTCTATAACGTTTGATATTGATTCTAGCTTATCGAAAGCACCACATGAAATCAAATTTTCTATAACACTTTTATTAACGGCACTTCCTTTCTGTGAATGACGGTCTAAAAATTCATCAAAACCAAAGTAGGGGCCGTTCTCGGATCTTTCCTTCATGATCTCCGCTTGAGCCTTCTCACCGACTTGTTTCACTGATGCGATCGACCATACCAAACTTTTATCATTGAAATCGGTCTTGATCTTATCCGTCGATTCATTAATATCAGGAGGGATTACTTTAATGTTCCCGATTTCATTTATCTCATGTAGGTAGACGGGGAAATCTTCGTCGTCAGCGTAAGAGAACGCCACGGACCAGAAAGCTAACGGATAATTCACTTTTAACCACTGACACGCATACCCCGTGTTTGCATACGCGACCGCGTGCGATCTATTGAACTGATAATCAGCCATATTCTCGATTTCCTTCCATGTCTCTTCCGCGTATTGTTGATCAACGCCGAACTCTTCCATATAATTTTTCAAAAATCTTTCCCTGAAGGGTTGAAGTTTCTCCACGTTCTTCTTACCAATCGCCCGGCGTGCGCCATCCGCGTCAACAAGATTAAACCCTCCTAACACTTGGAACATTTTCATTGTCTGTTCCTGCCATATCATGATATACCGGCTACTTTGAAGTATTTCTCCCGCCCCCTTTCTAAATGATACTTCTCTCTCACCCTTTTTACGAAGGATGTACTCGTTATGGAAATTTCCCTCCATAACTCCCGGTCGGTATAACCCAATACAGTTCACAAGCTCCGTTATGTTATCGGGTTTCAACATCTTACAATATCCGGTTAAACCTTTCGCACCGAAATGGAATACGTCGCCATTCCATCCCCTTTGAAAATACGAGTAAACTTTCGGGTCATCAAGAGGTAATTCATAGAGGTTAATTTCTTCGCCGGTATCATCTTTGATTAGTTTCAATATGTCGCCGAACTTACTTAACTGCAGGATTCCCAGAATATCCTCTTTCAAAAAACCCGCGGCGTCAAGTTCACCACCCTCCCACTCACTGATCAACATATCACCCTGTCGGCGAATCGGATTCCAATGATACATATCCTTTTCATCCGGGTAAATCATCATGGCACATGCGTGAATCGATTTCGCCTTGGGTTGACCCTGTATCAAGCCGACCATCTCGATGATCTCCGGGTTTCTGTTAATGAAATTCGCGACATCTTTTTTCTGACAGGCGATTCTGAATAAATCATCAAAATCCTTCACACCATCTATTTTAGAAGTGAATGAGTTTACCTCTGCGACAGGAACACCTTTCAATCTGCACAGATCTTTGATAGCAGCTTTGACCTGAAGAGTCGTGTAAGTTCCCACTGAACAAACCTGATCGGCACCGTAACGCTCCTCCATGTATCTTTTAACTTCCGGTCTTCTCGCCATCTCGAAATCAGTATCGATGTCCCTTAGTCTGGCAGCGAACCGTGCTTGATTCGCTGCCGCTTTTCTAATTTAATTGATTTAACTATATATTCCATTTCAAATTTTGTTTTATCTGTTTTACAAATCTAGATTTTTCAATAAAAGACATCACCTTTCTTCTTATATCTGTTTCTCTTAAATACACCTCCGTATATAAAGGAACCCATTTCCTTTCGAATAGCTTGCCTTTCTGAAGAAAAGTAAGTAATGTATCATGATTACCACTCGGTGATAATGTTTTTTGTGCGTCATAAGCGGATAGAAATTTATGTACCTCTAAAGTATAAATATTTATCATTACAATCGGTTTCGCATTCGGATTAAGACTCCCTTTCGCAACACCCCGGTCTTTTCGGATTACTGAGATATGATCCTTCATTTCTTGGGACCATTTATTTCCATAATTACCATTTTTCTCACCCACTCGTCTCGGTGGCTTAATACCGCCAATTTTTAAATTTAGTGTTCGTCGATCTCTCACCCACTGATGATCAACTACACGTTTTTCCTGAATCAATGCATCATCTACGGTATTAAAATACAACAAATTCACTCTCTTAAACGCACCAACCCCGTATAATCTCACGCAATTACCTAATGACATTGATAAAGGGTCCTTGTAATCTTTTAAACCGGTGGAGTAATCCGTCTTGATTCCGCCACCAATATAAGAATCTTCCACTGTTTTTGATGAATGAACCCCAACATATACTTTTCCGTTTACCATACAGGTTGTTTTATACAAAATATTATAAAGGTTATTGTCACCCTTAAACGGATTCCTTTGTCCGTTCGAGCATTTTGCTAATATCTCCTGATCCGACACTAACGATTCTATCTCCATCTTTTAAATCTTGAGCTTTTACATCTAATTTTTCTCCCGATCTAAAAATACACACTTTATCATCAAAATCCAACTCTATATCTAAATTATTATCGAATGTGATTTTTACAACGTCCACTTCAACTTGTTGACCGATACGACCTTTATTCAGAAAACGTTCGAATAGCAAATCGTAATCAAACGGGTTAATGTGCGTCAGACCCAATAAATAGGCAACGAGGGAGCCACAAGCTGATCCACGGCCGAACCCTACGAGTATACCTTGACGTTTACACCATTGGGTGATATCCCAAAGTATCAAGAAATAATCAACAACATCTCCGTATTTAATTACACCTATTTCCGTTTCAAGTCTATCAAGATACTTCTCTTGTTCATCAACATCACTTATCCCCATGCTATTAAACCCATCCGCGACCAAGGATATAAGCATATCAACTTTTGATCCATCATATTTCTTGAACTCCTCCTCGGTCATTTTATATTTAGGAAGATGACGTTGTGATAGATCGACCTTGAAATTACTACACCTTTCAGCGATATCATTTGTGTTCTCGATCGCGAATCCGATGATATCAAGCATAACATCCTGATCATTGGCTGAGAATAATTCTCTAATCTCCATCAAATATTCCTCGTTACACTTGAAATATTGATTTTTTGAAAAATCGTTACTTATACCCGCGGATGAATTCAACGCTTTTTTCAGATAGAAATATTCTTGGTCCAAATAATACGCGTCACAGATATTTGTGGGTAACATAGAACTTGAGAAATACTCCTGAAGGTTTAGAAGGTATGTTTTATCCCTTTCATTTGAATCAAACCTAACTGAATCAAGTTGATAGTATGCGCCCTCAAATTCTTTCGGTACATCCTTAAATTGCAAACTCTTCGGGTCAATCACAATAATTAACCCCTTTGTCAATGACAGAAATCTCTCCTCATCGATCCTTACGTTATTATCGACATTAATTTCCTTGTTGATGGAAAGAAGATTCATCCACCCTGTTTCATCCACGACGTAAACCTTCACATCGTACAGAAGATCTTTCTTTTGATTGAACACGGTAACGGTTTCACCGATCACCGGTTTCAAACCGTGTTTCTGGCATTCCAACTGAAATTTAAGCACACCCGCAAGTGTGTTTTTCTCACAGATACCCAAAATACTCACACCGAAAAAATTCGCTTTTCGACACCAATCTCCATAATCTCCGGTTCCGTTCAATAATTCAAACGGACCTCTCACTCCCAGAAATGATTCGGTCGGTAAATCACTATCAACCTTACCGATATATTTCAAGAGTTTCAACTTCACTTTCGATTCATTACCCTTTCTCAAAGTGTAATACAGACGGCCGAACTTATAGATGTAATTATTCGCAGTGATGGGTGTTCCTATGTAATTAAACCCTCGATCAAACAGAAGTCCGTCGACATTGGGCCCTGATAATTCATATGTATCACCATCCATTGTGATAATACTCAGGTCGGAAATATCATATATAAATCCATTGCGATCGAGATACGATAACAGTTCTTTCATATTTTAAATATAATGGGAACCCTTTTTACGGGGCCCCGTAAATTCAAATTTATATCTCGCCCTGGCTGGAATCACAACTCGATGCCTCAATTGCCTTAACACACTTGTAAATATACACGTTGCTTTTTCCAAGAATTGTTGCTATTTCAGCTTTTTTCTTTCCCTCAGAAAGAAGTTGTTTGATTTGAGGTAATAGTGGGTTACTGAGAGAGATCACACCGTTTCTCTTCCCGGTCACTGACTGTTTCTTCGCCTTCTTCTCAGCCGGTTTTTCATCCACACTTTTATCCGTTTCAACTGTGTGCTTCCTGAAATCATCCGGGTTGAAATTTTCACGGAATGAAAGGATCGCATCCAACTCACTCTCTTCAAGATCCTTCATATCGCGATCATCAACAATCGCGTCAACCCTGGCGTATAAATCGCATGCGCCAAACGCCGCTAGTTGATCGTAAAATTCGGTTGCCTGATCACACTTGCTCTTTACATCCTGACCCAGTTGATCCGCAACCGAATTCTTTCGAGCCTCATATTCTTCCAATGTCTCAATTAATTTTAAATTAGACATTGTGATATAATTTTTAATTCCACGAATTGATGCTTCTTTACGAAGTTCCTCACGGGTCATTTCACTAAACTTTTTCATAATCTCTTGTTTTTAAGTTGTTACTGTTTCATTGTTTCAATGTCTAAAGATACACAATGTTTATCTATTTACCAACGAATCCAGCAAAAAATCGGTACTTTTCAATATTAAATTTTATGTCATTCCATTGAGATTGTTGTACATCGATACCCACCATCTTATGAAGCATCACGGGAATTTTTTCTTCAAGTCCGCTATCCGTATATCTTACACCGTGTAAACCATGAATAACTGGATTAGATGTATCGATACTTCTGATAAAGTGATACTTATCCTCGTTATATTGGCAAACTTCTTGCGGTAATACTGTGCCCAGTAAATGCAACGGCTTTTCACAATCCATAACACCGTGATTGATGAGCTGGTCAATGAACATTTTTCTTCCTCTACAATATGCCTTGGATATATTCTCATCTACCGCAAGGCTCAAATAAATAGGCAGATTGAAAGGTAGTGCGACCATATCACAACACTCGACCATGCATTTATAGCATTCGACAAGTTCATTCCAACTTATCCCCTGAACAACACCGATTGAATAGCTGCACGATATTTTCTCCCACGTTCTCGCCATTCTCATCGTTTCTTTCGCATTTCTCAAAACATCGGGTAAAACGTAATAAGTTGGCTTCAGTACCTTAATCCATGAACGAAATCTATTTGCGTCAAACGCCGACCCCAATTCGAACACTGAATTGTCAAGAATTACCTCGCGTCCCTTGTTAACAAGAGCATCCATGAAAAATTCGAAATAATCGCCACCTATATCGGGATCTTCAAACAAGTGAACAAGTGCGTAATCATAATCAGTTATCGATTGAACCTTGTTCATAATCGATAACGGTGCTTCATGCGCTATCTTAATCATTGTGTTGATATTTTATAGGATCTGTCATCCCGTTTAATTCAAACGCTTCGAGCCGCTCGGTACAATTATGCACCAAATATCCCTCACAAATAAATGAACCAGCACTAGTCTTAATATCATATACATGTGCCTCCTTAACTGGTTCATCTATTTTATTTACCACCACTTGGTCTAAAAGCCTTATTGAATTATATGTGCCTAACTTTTCAAGCATCGACGCACGTTTTCCCGCACCGTACTTTAATGTAATTATGTACGGTCTTGTTACTCTCCAAGTTTGCATAAGGGTACCGCCCTCTTTAAAACCGGGCGTAACGGATTGCGACCTGTCACACTTAATCCCCAACAATGATAATGCTTTATCGATTTGAATACACTTTTCTTTATTCACAATCACTGCTTGGCTTATAGAAAAACCGAATGATCCATTTGATTTATTATGACAAGCACACCCATCAGCTATCAACATTCCGTTTAAATACCCGCGCAAATACTCAGGGTGTTCATTAAATTTTGTCTTCTCAAGAAACACAGGACCATAACCGCCACTAGCACGGTGCATGTTGGTATCCTCCCTGTAAGTGATTTTTACATCACATGGCTTGATATATTTATCATAAAGAGACCAAAATTCTTCCAATACATCGAACTCCTTTTGAAATGTATGAACACCCCGTGTGTCAATGGATCCATCACCATCAGCAAATCCACGTAAATAACCCAGGGCGAATTTTTCATCATCAACCTCTTTTCTTGTATTTGATACTGGCCAAAATTTCACCATATAAGTAGCATCCTTTCTCTTCATCTCCTCGTACTTTCTATATCTTGGCCTTAACTTCATATTTGAAGCATACACATAATGATCCTTCGTTAAAAGAAGACCCGCCATATCATACACCGGTTGAATACCATTATCAAACTTATCCAATACCTTCGCCACACAAATTTTCTTCGTGTTTTCATCCACGGACCACACTTCGTCTCCAATACAAACATCCTTAATTTGCTTCCATGTATTATCACTCATCAGTACTTTCTGTGATTCTTCTATACACGATCCACACCTTCCACACGACCGACCCTGTGAATCGGGATTATAGCACGTATGGGTGTTTCGTAAAACCTCCCTAATTTCATTTTCATTGAAATCAAGAACCCTCATCGCACGGAGACCTTCAGCTAACACACCCCCTTTATCAAGATGATTAAACGGGGCTTCATAACCAACTCTCTCACTGCCCCAGTTTGAAATCTTGAACGCATGTTCACACGCCATTCTTGACGCTTCGGTTGTATCAGGATACACGGTATGATCGCCTGAATGCAATCCCAAAAATACACTCACGGCATCACCCGTTTTATTCGCCCATGAGAGAGCTTTCCCATAAATGATAGCGGAAAAGATCACGTTTCTATTTTCAATAACCGTTGATTTCATATTTTCGGACGCGTAATGACCTTCCGGTATAGGTTCACCACCTACATGAAGGGACGAATTACTGTCACTGAAACAATCCCTCAGATCGATAATCTGGTGTGATAACTTAAACCTCTTACCTTGCAAGAACTCAATATTTCTTTTCACCTTCTCCAATTCAACCTGATGCTTCTGACCGTATTGAAAAGAATAAGCCTTAACTTCGTAATCATGAGCAAGTAAATACATGAGCAAGCACGTACTATCCAATCCGCCCGATAAACTTAAAATAGCCTTTTTCATTTTATAATCTATAATTAAATTCCATAATATCCAATACCTGGGAAACTCTTTCGTCAATACTTCCGCTCACATAGTGTATCCCTCGTGGTGCGAAGTCTTGTAACATACGCGCGTTTTTCTCAAATAAACGATCGATTTCCTTTTGAAATACTTCATCGGTTGACCGAACGCCGTCGTCCACGATTTTAAACTCCGGCCTCAGTATAATATGATGACTGTAAAGGGGCTCTATATGAAATAGAAGTTGGATGACCGTGTCAACCATTTCGTCCCAGAGAGGCCTGTCCTCGCTCGATGACCTATCTCGGTTATACTCCGTGTAACACAGAACATCTAATAGACATCTATCAGAAATAATATGATCATGCGGTGACATCGCTGACTCGATAATTTCTTTCACATACGAAGTTGCAATCCAAAGTTGATCATAAATACCCGCCTCTTTATTAATCTTTATACCACGATCATTACCTTTTCTTGAAGGAGATCCCATAAAGAGAGATCCTTCCAAACATCTCTCCTTTTTCAACGCCTCAATTAACGTTGTCTTACCTGTGCACTGAGCACCTGAAATTGATATAATCATTTTTAAACAATTAATTTATTTCCAACACCATAAAGATACACAAAGTGTATCAAATTATCAACAAAAACAGAGATTATTTTCTCTGTTTGTCGTTTTGATATTGGCCGTTATAGAGGTCTTCCTCGTTTACATCCGTGCAATCATAGCAGTAAAATTGTGCGACCCGGGCGTTTTTCTCGATTGTAATTGGATGAAATACCTCCATGAACGTACCCATTGAATCGGTATGAAAACCGGCATCAAAAATTGATGAATAAATCCACGCACCACACCGGGCAACTGAACTTCTCTGTACTATCCGACCCATTTTGTTTTTAGGTATGTTGCAGCCCTCAATGAAATCAATCATGTAATACCCCGGAGATAAATGCCAAACCTCGTTACCGTTTATATCAAGAAAAGATTGGATTTCTTCGTATGAGGGTAACATTGTTTTACCTTCACGGGGTATGAATCCCTGCCCTTTCACGACACTCACCTTTCTCAGTCTAATATCACACCCATGCTGGGTTAAATTTTCTTCCAAATGATTAACGATAATACCTTCATTGTGTAACTCTTTTCCGTTTAACATAATCCTTAATTTATTAAAATTCAACTATACAATTGTTTCATCATTCTGTTTCTCATACAGAAACTCTCTCGCTTTCGCATCCGCGAACGCATACAAAACGATATCCCGGCACAAATAATGATACGGTATTCGCCCTGATAAATCCGGACCTGCACTTTCATATGCATCCGGGCCCGGAACGATCACACCCTCATTCACTTTTCTTAAAAAATTATTACGTGCTTTCTCTATATTTATCGCGTACCTAAAAATCGAAAAGTCGACCGAATCGGGCATGACGAATCTCGTTGTCTCGACATTTGAACATCCCAGAAGATGAACATATTTTCCCTTATCTCTCGCATACTTCATCATCTTTCCTAATTCATCCCTGTATATATGCCATTGTCTTGCCTGCGCAAGACCCCCTATTGACAAAATAGGATAAAGAGATGAGTCACAGAGATCCTTCCAGTACTGAAAGCCCTGGTGCATTTTAAAAACGGGCGCCGGATAATAT